GTACGAACTTTATAAAAGAACAGGGAGTAAACTCCCTATTCAATTTTGTAACTAGCTGTAGTTTAGGTCCAACGAAGAACGGAAGCACCAACACCGTTAACAGTAGACATTTGGCAAAGACCAGTACGTAGCGAAGCTACTAGAACTTTACGTTGTGTTTCTACTAAATCTTGAGTGTCGAAGCGTAGACCACGTTGATTACCCGCAATGAAGTTGCCTGGTGCAACGCAGATCGCGCCGTAGTTAGTTGTAGTTGACGAAGTACCAGAAGTCTTAGCGTGCAGTGCATCAGATACTAGAACTGGTGTGTTACCGATCGAGCCGATTTGTCCAGTCAAGATTGTTGCTGCAGGTCCAACCTTATCCATTGTTTGGAATAGGGTATCTTCTAGCAAGTCGTAGTAAACTTCGGTGTTAACAACGAAAGCTAATTCCGAAGGTTCTAGGCCCCAAACACCAAGGTCCTTACGTAGTGAACGTAGGTGAGCTGTAGTAACAGTACCGGTGTTGGTTAGAGTAACTGCGGAAGTTGCGTCGTAAGTACATAGGCCTTGAACTGGGTCTGAACCAGAACCAGCACCTAGCAAGAATGCCTTATCGACAGCACGAGCTACACGGCGCACCATAGCAACACGGATAATAGGAAGAATGATCAGCAATGCATCTTCTTCTTCTTCGTATGCTACGTATTCAAGTGTTGCCACTTTGAACGCGCTTAGTGTGATATCTTTCAATTGGTGAGTTTGCGCAGCACCAGTAGAAGCGGTTGTACCGAACGCTGTGTTAGCCATCCAAGTAGCGAAACCAGATTCTGGGTTAACTGGAATCTTCATCACGTTGGTTTGCATTGCGATTTGACGTAGCAAAGGCGCAACTACCAAACGACGACGAATTTCGTTTTCCATATTGTACGAAATTTCCAATTCCCATGTAGCGCTAGGTACGTGAGCACCGGCTTTGGTAACGATATCTTTACCATACTTGGTTTGATCGATACCCTTGCCCATAATCTTCGAAAGCATATAAGCAGTTTCGCGTTCTTTATAAGAAACAGCTTCAGCAGCCTTCTTATCTTCGAAAGTCATTTTGCTTGCTTGGATAGCGCTAAGTTCTTCAGCCTTTTCCTTAATAGAAGCATGAAGGCCTTCTAGGGCATTCTTATGCTCGGTAGCTTGATCAGCTAGGCGCTTTTCAACGTCAGCTAGAAGCTTTTCTGCACCAGTAGTAGAAGCGCCTACAATAGTAGCTACTTTCTTCTCTAGAGCAGCTTCCTCTGCAGCTTTAGCTGCAGCGGCCTTTTCATCGGCTTCTTTCTGCGCAGCCTGCTTAGTAGCAATAGCTTCTGCAGTCTTTGTAGCTGCATCGGTAGCAGCTTTAGCTAGCAATAGTTCTAATTCTTTTGGATCCATATTCCATTCCTTTTGGGTTTTGTCAGGTACTCGCGCAGCTGGTACATCTTGCTCTTTAGCAGCTGATTCCGACTTTGCAAACTGACTTTTGAAACTACTATACTCTGCAGCACTATCAAAGGCTTTAGAGAGACTAAACGTGCTATCTTGATTACACGGGATTGATACTACTGAAATTTCTAGGAGTTCTAGTTCTTTAATAATAAACAAATCTGTTAGTGAATCGTATATAGCGTCTTTGATGATGAAACCAACACTGAAGGCGGTTAATACTCCGTCTTTAATTAAAGCGAAAGTTTCTTCTGCTGCTGCTGAAATACGGGCCTTAACCCATAATCCCTCGGCTTTAATCTTATAATCTTCCATACGACCAATTGGCTCTTCAGCGTCATGGTGCGCAAGAATAATAGGATTTTTAAGATAGTTTTTAATGCCCTGTTCCCATACCGACATTGGTATTACATCACTGTCTCTATCTACTTGGGTGGTATTTGCCATACCTTCAATATAAATTGAATCAATTTTACCATCTGCTGTTGGTAAGGGCATATCCTTGGTAAACTGTGTGTTAAGGTATAACACCTTTTGTTTATCCATGTTGCTCCTTATGGTTTTGGTTCTGCAGGTGGTTTAGGCTTAGGTGGGGCTCCACCTTGTCCAGGGTTAGCTGCTGAACCTGCTATATTTGCGGGTACTCTAATGTTATCGTTTTCTCCGCCCTTGGGTGGATATCTTATCTCTATTCTAGCTTCATCAGGAGTAAGAATACCTCCATTAACCATTTGAGCTAGATAAGATGCAATGTCTTTAATATCTGGTTGTAGGGCTGATACGCTCGCTGTAACTACTTCAACGTCATATCCGAAGAAGCGTTCTAGGGCGGAGGTAAGTTTGCGTGCGATAGGCATAATTGTTTCTAAATAAAACAATCTTAGGTTCGGTGAAAT